TCCCGACATTAGACTCTTGGCCTACAAAAAGTTTGGATTTACTCAAAAAGCTTTGAGAGATATAGATTCTGATATTAGATTAAAAGCTTACAAATCATTAGGATTTACTGAAGAAGCTTTGAAAGATGAAAATTATTACATTAGAAATTTAGCTCAAGAATACTTTGAAAATAGGAAAAATAATGAGCAATGAATTGCCTGAAAATGATTTGGAAAGGCTACGTTATTACAATGAACATGGGTTTACCCAGGAAGCTTATAATGATAAAAATAGCTGGATTAGATTAAGAGCTTACAAAAAATTAGGGTTTACTGCAGAAGCCCTGAAAGATGAAGATTGGGAAATTAGGTTAGAAGCTTGTAAAGCATTAATAGTTTTTACAGGCGAAGATGAATAAGTATGTAAATAATTATTTAAAAAATATGGACAGTCAAGTGCTTGAAGAAGCAAAAAATTTATACAAATTATAACAAGGAGAAAATAATGACTTTAAAAGGAAATCTAATATTAAAAAGACGAGTTAGGCAGTCTATTACTATTGGAGATAATATGGATATTAAAATTACACTTTTAGGAAGTGTAGGAAAACAAATAAAAATTGGTATAGAATGTGATAGATCTATACCTATTTTTAGATCAGAATTATTAACAAATTTAGAAAAAGATAAGGATGTTTTATGAAAAAGTTACTTTTAAAAAATATGCAGATTTTTATGTTCATGTTTATGGTTGTAGTACTAGGATGCTCAGGAGAATCATTTGCAGATAGTCTAATGTCGATAGAAGGAGGGGTTCAAACCAACACTTCTGATTACACGATATTACCTTTTGTGGCCGTTAACCTGACTCCCACGCCTTATATAGACTTTTCAGCAAAGTTTACCATGAATCCTAACAGAACGCTGGGATGGGCTACCCAGACAAGGTTAATATACCAAAGCTGTGACTTTTCGCCTTATGTGGCATTCGACGTGTACCATGGGCAAAATGAAAAGTTCTTTTCATTAAAAAGCATAAATTTGGATCTAGGAGGAGGTGTTTACTATTTGATCCCAAACGAGATCCTAGCCGACTCTTCTTTGGACATCTATGGTGATCATTTTGTGAACTCTAATAGGATAGTAGGGCTTGCCATCACAAAAGCTTTCAACCAAAATGTGTTTATGACGGCTGGTTCTTCTTATGAGATAAAGAACAAAAGTGTAAACATTAGCGTTTCACTGTCTTATCTTGTTTAAAAATGGCCAAAAAATCGACATGATAACCCCGTCATGTCGATTTCTTAAATCTTAGTGAGACTTAGAGTTTAGTATCTGCTTTTTATCATAGGATCTAGAAGCAGAGTAACCTAGGTAACCCGCTCCAAAGAACTCCCATAAAGGCAATGGAATAGCCGATAACCAACCCTTTAACCCAGTTTCTATCTTTAGAACAGACTCCATTGAGAACACCCCTAGAATAGCCATAGGAAGACTAAATAGGATCATAATGTACATGACATACATAAAAGAAGGCCTAGCTCTACTTGTCCACTTATCCTGGCTTTGAGCTTCTGCTACGATAGCGCTCATAGAGATCTTTATCTTCTCAAGTTCCCCATTCTGCTGGAGCTCAATTAACTTGAGCTTTGCTTTCTCTGCTTCATCCTTATTGGGAAAGATTTTATCAATTATAGAAGTTCCTAAAGTCACTATTGAAGTTATTGGATCCATCAATAATCTCCTACGTATTTCTTATAGTTGTCTACAAATTGTACAATGCTGCCAGTTTCAGGGTTTCTGTTATAATAGGTCTTCCAGTATTTGTGCATTGCGCCTACGTCTCCTTTATTAGGAATAGGCTCTTGGTATCTCCAATACTGAAGTCTACAGAAAATAGTGGCATACGATAGATTCCATATTAAGTCATTGCACTTAGATGTGTACAATAATTTACCAAATACTTCTTCCATGGTCCTTATAAAGTAAGGATGCGTGTTAATAACGTTGTTAACTATATCGTTATAAGTTGCAGGTTCCATTTGGTATATGCCTAAGGCAGGCCCATTTTGCTGTACTAAATATGTACCAAGGTTAGACTCCTGGGCACATGTGGCGAGCAATAGGTCCAGCGCATTTTCGGAATATAGCCCGAATTTCACCAAAACGGGCTTTATTACATACTCTATAAGTTGTTTCTTATCAATTGCCATTAGATTATATACGACACTGACATGCTTCTAACCAATGCCGTCCCAAGGTTACCAAAAACATCAAACGCTGGGGATGCATAGAAATAGATCGAGCCGTCTGGGTCTATTTCCAAGATTCCAATTTGGTTAATGCTGTTGTTTTGAACAGAAATAGGATAAAAGTTACCATAAGTGGTTGGTCTTATCCCTACGGGAAGTTTAGCCGTTACGGTAACTACATCATTTCCACCAGGGTTCTGTCCAGCAGAATTGTTAAAATGTATATTGACTATACCATTATAGCTCTTATACGAATACGTATAAGGACCTGTGATACCGCCTGTAGTAGTGGTATTCACCACCGTTTCAACAGTACTGATTCCAACAGCGCTGTTATACATGTTATCGGTCATTTAAAATACCTCATTTTTAGTTGGTAAAATAGCTTACATATTGAGCATTGAACCCATTTGATTGTCCAGTAGTAAAGCTACCATTATTCAAGTCTGATGTTACAAACATATATCCATCCGAATTATCAACTTGTAATTGCCCTAGAGAAAAAATTCCGTTTTTAATTACCTCAAACAATATTTGAGGTGCATTTACAGATGGCCATAAAAAATTAGGCAAATTTGTTTGTATATTAATTGAACCAGTAGATGTTGATATTGCTTGAACAAGGCTAAATTGTAATGTAACCAAATTCCCAACTTTCACATAAAATATTTTTCCAGCAGTAGATGGAATACTACCAGTCCAATTTGTATCATGAGAAAGAACCCCAGAAGGTCCAGAAGAAGAAAAACTATTGTCTGACATTATATAATCCTTAATTTGTGAAGTATCTTATATATTGGGGAGGGAACCCATTTGTAACTCCGGGTGTAAAATTCCCTCCAGCCAGTGCAGAATTAACTTGTATTTGCCCAGCAATGTTATCAATATTTATCATGCCAAGATTTCCTAAACCATTAACAAATACTTTAAATGGTAAAAACAATGAAACCCTAGGTAAAATTTCTGCTGGTAAATTTACAGTTGCAATTATTACGTTAGTAGTTAAAGACATGCCTTGAACATTTACAAATTGTAAAGTTACTTGGTTACCCATCTTTATATAAGATATGTTGCCTGCTGTGGCTGGCAATGTGCCAGCCCAGCTTGTAACATGTGTCCTAATATAACCACTACTCGAAGAAGAATAGAAATTATCCGACATGAAACACTCCTTAGACAGACCACCACTGGGTAGAGTTGCTATAGAATCTTCCAGCGCCATAAGCTGCCGTTATGGGAATGCTTGTTACGTTATCTATATTGCCACCACCAGTAACGTTTACAGTAATGTTGTTAACGTTCGCTGAGCCCCCAGTATCTTTTACAATGTACAATTTATCCGCTGCAGAAGAAGCCGTAGGCAAACTATACGTGACTGGTCCTCCGGTTGAACTTTGAGACACAAAAGTAACTGTTGTTGCAGGAACAATAGCAGAAGACAATTGAGTCACTGTCATTTTATACGAAGTCAATCCTGATCCAACATCTTGAGAAAGCTCAATATAACCTGCTGGGTCAATACTAGGTGCGGGCGGTAGGCCGGACGTAGGTAAATTTGGCATTTTTAATATCCTTATTGTTGGTTTATTTTTAAAGTTCCATCATCTGCAACTGCAATTGCAAATGAATACCCTGAGTAAGAAATCAATGTAATACTTGTTTCTTGGCTAATGACTCCATTAGCTTGCTCATGATTCTGTACAGTTTGGTTTAATGTAGCTATTTGAGGATCTGTTAGATCTACATCAAAATTTACATAACACATTGTTTCATCAAGTGAAAAATCAAAAGTCAATCCAGGCAAACTTTCTTGTATTCTTGAATCTAAGCTTACTGATTTTCCGTTTGCATCAACATCATTTGGATTATTGATGTTCCATTTCTCACCTGAAAAAGTACGCGCAAAAGTAAAATTCTTCATTATATTGTGCTCCCCAAGTAAACAAGTTTTATATTGTAATAAGAAACGGTGCCACCAACTGCATTGTGTGTAATTGTTAACCCACAAATAGTGTTTGCAGAGACAGATGGAAATAAAGGAGTTACAGGCAGTTCTGTGAATACGTTTACTGAACCAAGATCATAAGTAGATGTAGTATCAGAAAATGAAAATGTATTAATATTTTGTCCAAGCTGCGCATAAGAAGAAGCTAAATCTATGTTTTTCCCAGTTCCTGCAGCACCTGCGGCAGGAGACAATACAAGGCCAATGCTTGTAAGAGACAAAAAGTTATAAGGAATAACAAATGTAACGTTAGAAGAACCATTTGTCGTTATGTTTAAAGTAGCATAATTAGAAGTTGTTGCAGTTCTAGTTATTGGCAAAAAAGTTGTTATAAATTTTTTGCCAGCCGATGTGTTATAAAATGTATCTGTCATAATTTCCCTATTTTTTAATTTTTAAAATTAAACTTCCATAAGTAGGTAGTTGCCATTTTCCTGGAGCAAAAAAGAACCATTTTCTTGCAATAAAGCATTGGTAATAGAAGGAGATCCATCTTCTTTTAATAGATAATTCCCATCTTCTTGAAGCCAGAAAGAACCGTTTTCTTGCAACAAAGCATTATCAATAGAAGGAGTGCCAGATTCTTTCAATAAGTAGCTTCCATCTTCTTGAAGCCAAAAGAATCCGTTCTCTTGAAGTAATGCGTTATCAATAGTTGGAGTTCCAGATTCTCTTAATAAGTAGCTACCGTCTTCTTGCAACCAGAAGAATCCATTTTCCTGAAGCAAAGCGTTATCAACAGTCGGAGCGCCGCTCTCTCTTAACAAGTAACTTCCATCTTCTTGGAGCCAAAAGAATCCGTTTTCTTGTAAAAGAGCGTTATCAACAGTCGGAGTGCCGCTTTCTCTTAATAGATAACTCCCGTCCTCTTGCAGCCAGAAGAACCCATCTTCTTGCAATAAAGCGTTATCAACAGTTGGAGCGCCATTCTCTCTTAATAGATAACTTCCATCCTCTTGTAGCCAAAAATAGCCGTCTTCTTGTAAAAGAGCGTTATCAATAGATGGCAATCCATTTTCTCTTAAAAGATAGCTGCCATCTTCTTGTAACCAGAAGAATCCATCTTCTTGAAGCAAAGCATTATCAATAGATGGCATCCCATCTTCTTGCAATAGATAACTTCCATCTTCTTGAAGCCAAAAGAATCCATTCTCTTGAAGCAATGCGTTATTAATCGATGGCATCCCATTTTCAAGCAACAAGTAGCTGCCATCTTCTTGCAACCAAAAGAATCCATCTTCTTGCAATAAAGCATTGTTAATAACGGGTGGTGGTATAACCGGGATTTCACCGCTTACATCTGTAAATGGGCCTTTCGTAAGAATCCCATGTATCGGATGACCACCCGTATACCAGTTCTTACTCATTGAGAAGACCTGTTGAAAAATACAACGCCAACTTCAGCCACCACACTGCTTATAAACCTCAAGGTTTCTCCTGGTACAACTTCTTTTACAGCATGATTCAAAACAGCTGGAGTTTGAGTAAATCCAAGAGTGGGTAGGTTTATGGGAGTTGATCCCGTACCAACCCAAACCGTAGGAGATGTATAAGAGAAAATAGCGGTATCGACGTTATTTGGAACGGTCAAAGTTTGCTCAGCTGCTGCTGCCAAACCCACTTGATACTGATATTCATTAGGAACAAATCTTGTTCCATAAGCATTCAATCCATTGACGTCTTTCGTGATAGAAAAGCTTGGTACAGCGCCCATTTTTTCTCCTTAGAACTTTATAAAAAAGTCTACGTAAAAGTTTTTAGATCTAGTTTCAGAAAATCCGTCATCTCCTGTGGCTGTATAACTTCCAATGCCGTCAGGACCACCTCCCATACTTGTCCCACCAAGAAAAAAATATAAAAATCCAGGAGTACTACTAGCTCTGAAAGGTGGATGTCGATGAACTATATGAGAATCAAGTTGATAAGTTCCCATAACGTCACCAAAGTAACTTGGAACACTACTAAATCGAGATGAAGCATCTGGATCTACCCCACTAAAATTGCTCCATCCTCTTGGAGTCAAACCTCTCCAATCAGGGACCGCAAAATAAAGTGAATTTATCGCAAACATTGTTTTTTTTGCGACATCAAAATCCATGTCTGCTCCCAATAAAGAGACAGGAATTCCTGTTTTACCAGGAAGCGCAGGATCGGTGCCGACATTGTCAACTTTGTACCAAACATAATAGTTAGCAGTCGTTGTGCTACATGTAAGATATTTTCCATCTAATCCGGTAGCTGCCGTAAAGATTATGTTAGAAGCTTCGAATCCATTTAAGGATATGACTATTTTTTGAGCTACTACACCAGCATTATCTGCGGTCTCTAGGTTTACTAATATAGCTGTACCAGCAACCATCGGATCCGTTCCAACACCACCAACTTTAAACCAAACATAATAAGCAACTGGAGACCCCATAACTGAACTTGAAAAAGTAATGTATTTTCCTGCTAAAGTTGCAGCTGCAACCGTAGTAAAATTGGTTATTTCTTGAGCTCCAGCAACATTGCTTATAATGTAAGCAGCATGGGTGTTTGTACTGGGATTCAAACCCATTCTTATGTGATCAATAGTAAAAGTACTAGTATTAACAGATGCTTGAGGAACTGCTCCTATCTCTTTGTTTATTATTTGAAATGTGTTAGTTCCGACTAAATGGCATGAAACACTGTAAGCTGGAGCAGGTAGACCAATATGTATTTGATTGACGGTAAATCCACTTGTCCCAGGATCTACTGCAGTCAAAGCAGCTGCATTGTTTGAGGTCAAATAAGCGCTGTTTGTATTTCCATCTTGGATCATTGTTTGATATTCAGATCCAGTTCCGTAAATAGGAAATCCAAGATTGTCATCAAAATAAAGGCTTTGGAGCCTTGAGTATGGAATGTTATCTTCAAAATCGATGCCAGATGTTAAGTATTGGGAACCATCCGCTTTGAGATAACCAAAAATACCACCTGTTGTATAAGAAGACATCAAAACAGACCCAATTGAGGATCGGTCATAATCTATGCCTGTCTTCGTAAGAACTAAAGGCAATCCAACGTCAGCTCCATCATAGTCAGGTAATTTAAGGCCCCCTGATATGGATCGATATTTGTCTTGGCTATTGGTAGTAATCGGATAACTTACGTTCGTTTTTTGACCAACCACTAAGTAAACATCTGTGATCGAGATATTAAAAAGATTGTTTTCTGGGAATCGTATAGCAATGTCTACATAGTCGTCATTGTTGGTACCCAAGGTTTTACCCGCATTTGATCCAAAAACAAACGAAATACTTGAGTTAACATACGATGGGCTAAGCGTTATAGTCCCAACAGTGAAATCTTCTTCACCATGTGGAGTGCCGCCCGTACCATAATTCTTTATAACGTGGATCTCTAACGGGGCATTCCCACCGTTATTATCAATACCCGAAAACCCAAACGTGAAATATTGAGTGTCTGAAGAAAACCTATTAACGTTATCAAATCGAAGCCTAAGATCCTTTGGGCTTACTGGGACGTTGGTCGTACACTTAACATTGATAGCATAACGAGGATCCTGTTCTGGATTGGTCGTATATGAATCAAATCTAGTAAAAGTTATGTTGTCTACTGCGCCGGCAGCGGTGTCAGTAACGTAATACCATCCGCCATAAGCTATCGGAGTAATGTCATCAACAATCTTTCCTGCCGGATTTGATCCATTGGCCGTAATGTTGTTATGGGCCAAAAACTGACCATTGCTGACAAAACTTTGGTCTTGTTGCTCTGGAACTTCTGAAGTAGTTAAATTTGGAATAGCTTCTACTGAAAATTGAAAAACATTATCAGAGCTGTACACCTCTATAAAATAAAGCTCCAAATTTCCGGTAATATCATTATAAGGTAGCATGTACACATTTTGGTCAAATGCGCCTACACTATTTAATATTAAAGGATTTGGCAAAGCTACATAGGTGTAATTTGGAGGGGAACCCATCAATTGGTAAACAGGCTTTGGAACAGTCCGTGAGTTGTCTTTGTAAAAATAAATTTTACCCGAAGACAATGGCAATCCAGTATCTTTGTCTCTAAACAGCTGCTGGATGTCTGATCCCAAAATAACATAGCGAGAATCAAGAGCCATTGTTTGCGCCCCCAAAGTAATTTGCAGTTGATGCCCCTGCTGCTGGAGCGCCAGATGATAAGAGTGCTTGCAGTAATCTGTTTGCCGATCCTGCTCCTCTTCCTTGGTTTCTTAAGGAATTCAAATAAGCATTTTTTAAAAAATTGGACCTCAATAGATTGACACCTCCTCGAGCTCCAAGAAGAGCCAATGGAACAGCACCATACTGAAGCAACGGACTATTAGCTTTCTCTCCAGCTTCATAACCTGCACCAGCTGCCCCTATGGCACCTAGTCCTCCTAGAACTTTCCCAGCTGTTAACCCTGTCTGTGGAACATAATCAGCACTCTTCGCCCTTGGGTGTTTGTTCAACATTTCTACAAATTTGTCTACGTCACCTTTTTTATCGGAAAACAAGATTTGTCTTTGCTTACCATTCAAACTTGATAACTTTTTGTGCAAATCGCCAAGGCTTAATTCTTCACCTTCGTTTTTAGGAGATAGGTATTGAGACGCCATTATCTGTCTAGTAGCATCTTCTTCACCGGGCTTTACTTTGCTTAAGACATCAGAAAGATATCCAGAATAATCTTTCCCATATTGAGAAGGCTTTATGTATTTTGAAATAATTCCAGCTGGATCTTTATTGTTCCAATAGACGTCAAAGAAAGGTGTTTTGCTATTTTTATCACCTTTCTCAAAGCTTCCCTGTATTTTTCTTTGGTTGTTAGCATATTTGATAGCGTCATTTATTTCCTTTCCGCCGCCTTCAGAACTATCTTCCATGGACTGATTAAGGCCTTTCTTTAACATCTTGACGTATCTTGAAAATTGCTGAGCTTCCGGAGCAGGCATTTGTCGAAGCTTCTCATTCAAGTTAGCTTCTACCTGCCGAGCTGAAGAAAATGAATCTAGTGATCCCTTTTTTGGAGAATAATCCTTTACAAGATCAGTTATAGATTTCCAAGTTGACTTCCCTCCTGGGCCACTCATCTTATCTTTTAGATCTTCTATAACATTAGAATAAGCTTCTTTATAAGCATCATTCTTAAAAGGGATTTCTTTCGAAGATGCAAGTTCATCGACTTTTTTATATGCATCCCTCGTGTTGCTTACTTGGTTTAAATAACCTTCTTTAAGCTTTTCATAAAAGGCGTTGTCAGCTTCTGGGTGACTTCCAGTTGACTCAAGGATGTCAGACTTATTTTTACTGAGAATATCGCTCAATTTTTGATAAGGTTCACGAGCTCCACTAAAAGGAACGGCGCCCAAAGTGTTATATAGAGTATTCAAATGGCCGCTTCTAGCTTCTTCGCCAAGTGGCATCCCAATTTCAGACAATTCTTTTGGCTGAGACGCCATTTCAGCAGCATATTGATCTGCACTCATTGGAGCGCCACTTGCATTTTTACCGCTGACAAACCTAGAAAAAGCGCCAGGTATCTTTGAAAGAGCATGAGCCGCCGCATGGCCAGTAGCTCCCGTTAATCCAGCAAGCAAAGCGCCCATTATTGGGTAATCTCTATTCTGTAGCGCTCCGACTCCCGCTTGAGGCACAAGAGAGGAAATTGCTGAAGGGACTGCTCTTGCAGCTAATGAGGGAGCCATTCTAGCTAATAACGCAGGACCAGCTATGTCTGCACCTACGTAAGGTAAAATAGATCCTATTCCCTTCCCAATTTCAGCAGGTGTGGTAGAAGATTCTTCAGGGTTTAAGAAATTAGCCTTCGGGTAAAATGTTTGAGCAGCGCCTTGTCCGACCCCTTTTGCAAAACTTCCAAACTCTGGCAGAACATCAGAAAGCTTTAAAGAACCTAATGAGGGCTTTTTCTTATTAGGTTTAGAGATTTCTCTTACCGCATTTGATGTTGGATCAAACTTGACTTCTCTAATAGATTCTTTTTCTGGATCAAAATTAGCCATTGTTGATAACCTTGTATCCATTTTGCTCAAATAAACCACGCTTATTTCCAGAAACTTCAAAAACTCGTCCATCTGGACCTTTCATGAAATAAGAATTTGTTCTACGTGAAACATCTGGAGAAGAAGTGGAAGAACTTTGTTTTGCGTAAGGATTTAAAGCAGTTTTACCGGCAGCTTCAACTCCCCTTGCTATCCAATCATCTAGATATTGTTGAGATCTTTTAAATACTTCTGGGGTAATCAATGACCTATAGGCTGCCAGATTTCCAAAAGTGACAGCTCCAATATGCTTGATAGCTTCTATGCCAACATTTCCGCCAAATGCATTTAACCGCATTGCTGAAAGTTCAGGATTTAAAGCTCTAGCAGCCAAATACTTGCCTAAAGCATCATTATTTTTACCTTGTAAACTGTCTATTACTAATTTTGGATTATCGTCCCCAAATTGACGACTATAAGGAGCAATAGCATTCGTAACATCGTTAGAAATAGAATCCATTTCATTCTTAGCGGCTTCTCTTTTTTGCTGCTGAGCCACAATTTGTCCTTTAGGAGCATAAGAGGGATTTACATTTGATATATCAAAACCACGGTCTGCTAACTGCTGCTTTATATCTCTTCCCTGAGCGTATCCTTGCATGAGCTCGCTTGTAGGTATATTGGCACTTCTAGCATAAGCAAATGCATTCGCTTTTTCGTCAGGAGTTAACTTTGAGAATACGTAGTTTTTAGAGCGTTCACTGGCTAAATTACCTAATGATTGCTTCTCTTGTTGGCTAATATCCAAACCTTGTAGAAGCTTATCCGCTAACTGACCCATTCCATTATTGCGCAAATAATTTACAGCTCCAATGGTTCTTTCATCCCCGGATGATTGCAAAAGCGGATATCTGGCTTTCATGGCCGCAATGTCGGAAAGTGCTTTTTCTTTAGCTAATCTATAAGGAGCTAAATTTCGAGTTTCTTGATTTGCTAACCTTAACTGATCAAGTTTATAAGGAGCCATCTGCTGGGACTGTTGTAAATCCTGGGCTTGTTGAGAAATCTGATTTTGTAAATAAGGTATTTTTAACTGAGCTAGCTGTAAATCATAAGGAGCCATCCTAGATGCCCGAGTTTGCTCCTCAGCTGTACCCATAAGGTTTTGCAACGCTTTAGCAGTATCTAAATACGCTTGAGGGTTACCAAACATGTCAGGGCTAAAGGTAATTGGCATTATAGGAAGCTCCCAAAGATGCCAGCTAAACCTCCTAACATACCGCCAGCATTTTGAAGCTGCTGATTTTGATATCCAGTTTGGGCCCCAGCCATGCTTGCCCTAGATTGCAAATAATCCGCTAAACTTCTTGCGTAATCTTGGGTGGCCCCAAATCCTTGGTTTTCTAAACCTTGGACGCCACCAAGACCTGTTTTGTTAACTCCAAGCGCCCTATCTAGATAATCGTTGTAATCTTGGGAGGCTATCCCGTTAACCCGACTGGCCAAGGATGCTTGCTCAGCTGGAGATCCCAACATCCCGCCAGCAGCGGCCGCTTGATTAGCTGCACGGGTAGCCTCATTCACTTTGTATTGATAACCAGGACTTGCTTTATAACCAGCCCCTATCTTAGCCAAAAACCCGCTAGGATCCTCAAGCATTTGCTGGTATTGGGAATGCAAATAAGGAAGGTCTTGCTCGCCTTCATGCATATAAGGAGAAAAAGCTTTGTTGTATACACCAGGTATTTGATCAAAATATTTACCGGCTGCTGAAAAGGGATCATGCCCGAATAACGAAGCAATCCAGCCACCCAAGGAAGATCCCCCAGCCAACCCTTCTTCAGGAGAAAAATTTGCACCGAACATATTAACCCCTACAAATTCACAAAGGCGTCATTTATCCCGATGACTGTAGTATGCAAGTCAGTTTGATAAATGATACGACCGTTACGTTGCCCAGAAGGAATAGCAGCAACTTTAGCGCTAGTTGCTTCTTCATAGGTGACAACGGTTTTGAATGAATAGGTTTTGTTCGGGGGATCGTTACTATACCCATCTTCTGTGTTTATTTTACCACTTTTTGTATCGTTGTCATATAATATTCCGCCCTCAGATTTACGAACGTTTAAATCTTGCACAGAAGTGCCGACTTTAACTGGCTGCCGCGGCAAAACATAATGCTCATCACTCAAAAAAGTCTGAACCTGGTTGGTTAACTGGTTAAACCAGTTCTTCCAAGTATGATGAAGATCTCCATCTTTATTTATAATAGGAGCAACCGGAAAGTTTGTAATGTTCATGTATACATCTCCATCATTCCACCCACTATGACAAAACGTTCAGTAGCATTCCTGCTAGGAATCATATCTCTCGGAGACGTGTTACCAGCATAGAATCTAAACTGAAAAACCCAATCATTAGCGCTTCCCAAATTCCAAAAGTCTAATCTATTTGAATAGTTACCCAACGTATTTAAAGTTCTTGTTGCAACATTTCCATAAGAGTAACCTCCATTCCTAGACACGCTAAGCTCTACCACTTGCACTTGATCAGAAGCTCCCTGCTCCATATTAAGTGTCAATCTGGATACAATTGTTCTTGCAGCATTTGCATGTCTATAATTCTTTGTGATTCGAATATAAGGAATGGATTCTCTATCATAAGTCGTAATGCTTGAGCTAAATTTGTACAAATTTCCGTTATTCTTTGATATAAAAAAATTGTGGTTGTCAAAAAAAGCACCTTTCCTAGCTATATGATGGTTCAAAGCATTATCGGTAACCGTAGAAAATCGCTTTTCATCAAAATCGTATATCCAAGAGACATTGTCATCGTAAAACGTGATTTGGTAATAAATATGACCCGATTCTGAATACAAGAACCCACTGCAATTTTGAGGGTTTGTAAGCTGGCTTATTTTGAATTGAATACCGTCATCCGAAAATGTAATAGGTGCGCCTCCCGTGGAATAAACCAAAGTAGGGCTTCCGCTCTCATTAGAAGCTAACCACACCACATAGTTAAAGTTGGCAGATAAGCTTTCAACAGCATAAAGACCAACGTTTATCTCACTAGTATTGTCGCGCTGGTAAGGGAACAAAGTATTTCCAACGTCATGCCATATTTCTGTCACAGTCTTACCAAAGACAAACAACTGCCGGTTAAAAGCAACCGTTGCTACAGTGACATCGGCAGGCTTTGACTGCAAAAGACCAACACCATTTACATCTGCTGGCCAACTCATAGCATTGTTTAGGTCAGAAAGTCTCCACTGATTAGTAATTCCAGTGGCGGCTATAAAGTAACCGTCTTGGTAATCAATGTAGACCGGAGTAAAATCTAAAGTCACCCTAGTAAATGAAAAAGTATCTGTTCTTAAAACGTACAACAAAAGACCATCCACAATGGCTATTTCACGATTGTTGTTTTCGCTGATGAAAACAGGTCCAGTAGATGTATCTAAGTTTCCCCTGAATGATTTACCCAAGGCTGTAGAAATTGTGTACACTTGAGAGTTTTCAACCACAACCAGAAGGTTGGCTGAAACACTTCTAAAAATAGCCCTTCCCTCAACAGAACTTCCAACTAATATTTTAGTGGCTAATTCATAACCAGGAGCTGGGACTAAAAAATCGCCTATAACAACCATATTATAGGTGTTTTCGCTTGACATCTTTGTAAATCTTTGGAAACCAATACTTCCAACGATGTCTAATGGGACCTGTTTCTTTTGAAGAGAATCTACAGACCTCATAAAGGTTGCCACCCTTTACCTAGGTTTGCATCCACATAACTGAAATTGGAAAGCTTGCGAAGCGGATTAATAGTCGTTCGCGTCATATCTATCGGGTTAACATTTGTAACGGACCTTTCTAGTTGCAGCCTAGTAAACTCTTTTTGTGGGTCCCAAGAGTGTCCATACCAATCGCACAACCGTCTTGCTAAAGAATAGAAAACGTATTGCCTGTAATAGTTGTCTATAAATTCCTCAACAACATCATCTAACTCAAGACTTGATAACGCAAATCTTCCAGTAATCTGAAAAGAATCAATGCTTGGGTTAGGAGAGAAATACACATATATCTTAGTTCCGCCCAAAGCTTTTTCAGCATAATAGCTATAAGGAAGACTATTAATGTTGTTTACACGGCCAGTTCCCCAATATTCATACCGAGTCTGTCGATACATCGGAAACCGCACAGGACCCATAAAAAATGTGATCTCATCAATACTTATAAGATTTGGTATAAAATAAGATTCTTGGCCCGTGATCGGTATTTGAGCGTAATGAGAATAGTATGGTATGGCATCGCCTGTAGCAGATTTTTCAGCTAAAAAACCATTTAACAGTTCTAATCCGTCTGTAATTTGAGAGCCATCTACAACTTGAAGCTCCCTACCAACAATACCAGACAAGTACCAACTGTTAGTTATCAGTTCTCTTACTAACATTTATTCTCCAGCTATATCTCGCCCCCAAGTATCCCCCCTTGAGGGCTAAATATATTGTTATAAAGATCACTGCAAAGGAAACACAAGACGCATTGCGTATTGCGGAACCAGTGTACTTCCCCAAATAACACTGTTGATAAAACCTATTTGGTTTTGTCCTAAAACTGCACCATAAGTCAACCTTAAAGAAGCACCAGAGTCTGGATCCATTTCTGAAACAGAAGCATAAGGATGCTCTACAGGAAGCTTAGGCATCGCAAGATACAAAGCATCCCCACTAACAATCATACCCGCTCTATGAGAAGGAACACCTTTAACGGTATCTGAAGTTGTAATAGGACGACTAATGCTTTGATTGCTAACGCCGGAAGTTGCAATAAGAGGCTGTGTAATAGAAATCGTTACGTTTCCTGAACCGTCAGAAGCCGCATCTGCAGTCGCTGCAAATTGAACTTTTTGACTAGTAATACTGTACCCGACATAAGTTCTAAAAAATAATGGCGTCAAAAATTGGAATAAATCTCCCTTTTTAACAGCATTTGCATCACTTGCAGGAGCGCCAGAAAATGTTATTTGGTCGCCCGTTGGGTTGATGCTTACAAAAGTAAGAGTAACACCAGATTCTCCAATGGTACCGGCAGTATGGACTTGCAATAAGTTTGATTGATACCAGTCGCATTGAGAAAATTGACCAAGTTCCCAACTATTTGCGATTTTGTTGTTTCGGTCTAAAGCAAATTGATTTAATCCAGAACCGATAATTGCAGGGACATCTGTTAAAGGCAAATAGCCTTTCATACTATAGTTTGCCGCACCGTAATCACGAAAATTTGCCAAAGCTTGAGATAATTGTTGGTATGAATTAATTGGGTCCACACCATTACCATAAAAACGATAAGTATTGTTAATAGCGTTTAAGGCAATATTTGATTCAACTTGCGTACCCAAGCTGGCAACAGCGCCTTGGCCATAGCTTTCCATAAATTGATCTGCGTTGAATATAAATTCTTGGCTAGTAAATGAATAAGAAGAACTAGCAGGCTGGTCAACGGTCAAATATTGAACAAGTTGTTGTGTATTTTGGTACGTTGCAACCAAACTTGGGACAGTCGTCATCCTAGGAGGAATAACAAACGAAACGGTATCGCCTAAGTTGGCAGTAAGAGTATCAAAGTTTCTGTATTTTTTATTTGCGTTGCTAAGTAAACAAAAACTGTTCTGCAATAGGCCAAGCTGAGATGCTTGGTAAGTAATGACCTGTTGAAAAATATTCGACATTTTAACCACTCCAGTAAAAAGAAATCTTTACTGACAATGGTTAAAATTTGAGCTTTATCCTCTGTATTTGAGCTTTGCTTGTCTTAAAAGCTCCGCAGGAGATAAATCACCATTATCAGTACCTAAAACAGAGGGCCTTATGGACTGAATGGGATCCTGCGGGAATTTAGTGTTCTTCGCCTGCTCGTTCTTTTGGATAGAAGATGATAAATCTCTCATCTGACGAATCATCGCATCTGGGTCTCTATCCGCTAATGCTAACAATGCGCCAATCTTGCTTGGATTTTTTGCTAAATCGTACAAGATTTCACCACCATTATCGAACTGGTTGGCTGCTCTCAAAATTTCCGGAGTATTCTCAAACTTAAATGAAGTAATAGTATCTTTGAAATCTGGTAAGCGCTCTTCAGCTTTTTTAAATTTCTCCGATAGCTCTCTAACGATTTTATTAGCTTCTTCCTGTTGCCTGGCTTGTGCCAAATGAGATTGTTCCTCTCGAATTAACGATTGGAGTTCCTCTCTTAAAAGATCTTTTGAAAAAACCGCTTGGCTTTGCTGAGGTTGATTACTAGCAGAAGACAAATTGTTCTGCGAAATCTTCTCTTCCAAAGCTCTAATTCTGTCATCAAATTCATTTTTGGCTTTCTCATAAGCTTTCATCTTGGCGCCAGCAATATGCTTGCTTGCCTCGCTAACAGGAATCATTTTTTCCTGAACAGGGGCGAGCGCTTCGTTAGTGAAATCTACACTATCATTTACGTCAGTCATAATTTTCCTCTTGACGATTTACCCAGTCACGGATTCCGAGGATTGCCGATCTCGTCTCGGATCTCTTTACTGTGAGATTCATACCCCGCTTAATGGAGCGGTAGCCATTTTAGCTGTCAACCCAGGCGCTATCACAACCTGGGCCAACTTCCTAGAAGTAAACCATTGGCCAGACCGGCTTTTAGGTTGGCAAACAAATGGTAAACAACTGATTTAATTATATACTACAACTGTACAAAAACAACACTTTTTTTATTCAAAGTGGACTTAGAGCAGTCGACGACAAGTAAATTACCACTCTAAGCCAAACATTTTCCTTACGGAATCGTTAAACTCTTCGAAAAGTCGCAGCAGCCTTTCCGTTAGCTGCGCCCCCTTTGCCTCGAGTTGCGAATTGCTTTTCAGCAGGCTTGCCTTTACTTTCTTTCTTCATGCTTTCGCTTTCGCGCTTCTCTGCATGCTTCATCTTTTTCTCTTCGTGCATCTTATGATGCTCTTTTTTAGTGGCGTGAGACTTCTTCATTTTTTTCCCCTTTTTTGAATTGAAGTTCTTCGTGCTTAGCAGACAATTCAGCTTGCTTCATCAAGAATTCAGCTGCCTTGGCCTGCCTTTCTGTTTCAGCCTTTGTAAGCTGAACCTTGTGCCCCGCTGAAGATTGGCTAGCATCTAGGATCAATCGAAGCCGAGCTTCCTCGAGTTCTTTCTCATTTTGCTGCATTTCTAACATCTTAAGCTGGTAATCTTGAGATTGTTTTTGCTGTTGTAGCGATAAACTTTGCTGCTTTAAAGCGATCATGGGATCAGGCTGAGGAGGCTGAGACTGTTTCTCTTGAGACCACTCCTGGAATTTTTGCCGTAGCTCGTCTATTCCTTTTACATCTACGTTTCTTAAAATAAACGGCAAGCCTTCATCGGCCATAAATTGACCAAGTTTAGGATTGATTTGGCTGAGAGATATAAGCGTCTCAAGGTCTTGACTTTGTTGCACCCTAAAATTAGCAGAAGCTTCCACCGTCAAGTTCAAGTCATCGGGGTCAAAGTCCATCATTAAAGATGGAAGCGAAGGAATATCTTTGTTTATCTCTACGTATTCTCGCTTACCGTCTCCAAGAAGGATGGGTATTGTCCTCGGTGTAACATAGTATTTTGGTATAAGATTTAGCAATATTCTTCCAACCTGCTCAATTGCGGCCATGAAGTTATAAATATAAGGCATAGCAGCTGCATTAGATTGAGATGCAGATTCAATCAATGCCCTGCCAGAAAGATCTTTTTCTGTTTTACCAACAGAAGCATCATAAGAGCCGAGTATCCCCTGGATAGCTCGGTCTGACCCCTCAAACGCTTGGTATATCTCAGCAGGAATAGGAGATCTGGGAATAGCAGAAGGAGGGGGCAATTCATTCCCATTCAAATCTCTAGAGTTGTAAACAAGAGCAGTGACTCGAGAAGGATTTGCCCAAAATTGAGCTTGGTTGGCAGGTATAGAGTTTGCCTCCACCAAGAATTTAGCACTAACCATGTTCGAAATTTCAGATGCCAAGGTTTGACCAGCAAAGTTCTTAAACCTTTGTGCGTCAATCGCCTGATAGAAATAAGGCCTCGTAAACTGACGTGCCATGGAGTTTTCAGTGTCACAAATCATGGTAGAGTTACCGTCCACAAACACTAATGGCAATTCCTCAAAGTCCGTCTTTTCTGGCTTCTCTAATAGCTGATCGCCCACTATCTTGTACCTTACAATGTCATAAGAGAAAGACTTTCTTCGGTTTACAATAACGGGCGGCTGCTTTATATCTGACCAATTGTTGACCATTTTGTTATATTCGGATGTGGACATTTCTTGACCAGAGCTGAGCATTACTATCTCGTATTTCTTCTCTACCTTTTCATAATAGTCGCAAACCATAATGATCTTTTGCTTAACAGACTCATAAACCCATCTAAAACCAGTCCCTAGGGCATTTACTTTAGGGATGGTATTGATATCTATACCTGGGTATTCTTTTTCAAACTGTTCTTTTGCTAGAGGATAAAATTTTGCACAAAAATTACCGTCTCCTTTATGAGAGGCTCTTGCAAGAGGGTCAAAAATGGCCAAAGTTGGATCAGGTAGCTTTCCAACTCGTAAATTTTGTTGAAGAGACTTCTTATTCTTGTACTCTGTCCAAACTTCGAACACACTAAAGCCGCCGCTTAAGCAGTCGTCATAAGCTCTAGTCTGAAATTTATCTGAGTTCGCTTCTTTTAATAGATAGGCTATATGCGCTTGAACCACTTCTACCAACAAAGGAGATATGGATTCGTTTAACGGCGATACGTTGATAGAAGGCTCTTGTTTTGAAAACTCACCCTTTAACCTAGATACATAAGCCTCTAGCACATTAAACTGAAGATCTGGCTTATCAATCTTGGCAAGATCATTAACTTCTGTGTTAGTTAAGTTTGACTTGTAAATGAATCTTTTAAACTTATGGAAATTTCTGTTATTCTGTAGGAAATAATCAGACGCATTTTCTATATTATTTCTAATACGGTCCCGCTCTTCCTTTGAAAGATATTCTATATTTGCCATCTTTGTCCGCCAGTTGGTAAGTATTTTTGCATGAGCGAAGCCATTTGATCCAACACAACATCGGATCTTTTTTGATCAGTATGAGGAATATACAATATCTTGTCAATTAGAGCCAACTGGATAGCATCTGATACTGTATCAGCAATATCATCATACCGATGGCTGTTGTTAGCGGTGATCTTCCCCATGTGTTCCAAGCATTTTGTAGTGTGCTTTCCATTCCTTGGTATAGAGATCATTTTTTGAGCAATGTAGGGCTGCATCTTTAGAAACCTGTCAGTCTTGCTGCCACTCTTCTTTGTCCTTTCAATGTCCATAATCCTTAAACCCTGAATGTCTTTTAAAATAGATATCAGCATAGTCCCTGTAGACTTCTTTTCAATGGCAGCTAAGGATGGCTTTATAGGGTGCATAGAGGATTCTCTATAGAACTGCATGAAGGTGGTAACAAGGTCCTTAGGCTCTACCCAGCATTCAAGGCAATCCATCCAGTATAAACCATACATCTCTGTGTCTATGCCAAAGTGCTTTATACGATGGATACCCCACAAAGAGAAAACAGAAGCATCCCCTTGTGTTCGATCGGTCTCGGCGGTATCAATTGTTATAAAGGTGGATAATATCTCAGGAGGGATGTCGACCAGGATGAAGTCATTAGGAGAAAAGAGTCCTCCACCGGCTGGCAATGGATCTTGCATGTATTGGGCTGAAAAATCATACTTCATGAACTCCTTCATTTTTAGGAGCTTTTCTTTGGTATGAATAGCTGGGCATAGAGCATTACCTGCTCCATCTAACGCTGGAAGTATAATCTTCTTCCAATTAGACCCATCAAACCCTTTTATCAAGTTAGCCGGCAAGTCTGATTCGTGCAATCTTTGACCAATGAAGCAAATTGGTGTCTTCTCAGGATAGTTAAGCCTAGATAAAAGAGTATTCTTCCACCAATTGTTAATACTCTCTCGAATTAGGTCTGATGTCACTTCATCAGGTTTATGAATATCATCAACAACGATACAACCGCCAAAACGGTCGCAACCGAAAATTCCAGCACCTCTACCGGTGATAGTGCCGCCAGCGCCGACTCCATAAACAGAACCCCCTGAAGTAGTGGTGAAATTATCTTTAGCGCTAGTGTCTTTGCTTAACTCAACACCAAATATCTCTCTGTACTGAGGAAGTTGGATTATATGCCTTATCGTATTTGTTTGCCATGATGCTAATGTATGAGAGTAGGACACATACATGAAATTGCTATCTGGGTATCTAGCCAAAGACCATGCTATAAAATGAATAGCGCACTCTGTCTTTCCATAACGAGGGGGGATATTTATAATGACTCTATCATCTTCACCGTTAAAGATGCTTGTGAAAGCTTTTGATATCGTGATTATGTGGGACTCTCGTGACTCGCCCTCATACACTTGGAACTCTCGGCCCGTACGAAGCTTGTAGAAGAACTTTGTAAACAAAATGAACGATCCGAGTAAGCGAGCCCTTATCTCCTCTATGGGCAAAAAACTTACATTTTCATCAATCATCTAAGATCACCAAAGTTGACAATTGGTCTAATCTTAGACAATAAGGCATTCATGGTCAACTATAAAATCTACTATAAAAATCAATAAGGGATTGATGGCTTATCTCATTACTACCACGCTCGCTATCCAGCAACCCTTTTCTAGCATCATTCCAAGGCCTTTCATATCTTAATATATTCCTAATATCAAGATCTGTCTTTAAAGGCGTATGTGTATAAACGTGAACAATTTCCTTAATCATTTGTTTTTTAATCTTTATGTTTTCTTCTTTTTCCAAAGATGAATTATCAAAGCAATCAAAATCTGACTTAGTTATTAGATTTCTTCCAATAGGAAAAAGAAATTCATACAACTCTTTTATGATTGGCCCACTAATCCAAGCTTCTATTTTCTCAATAAAGAGAGGCTCTTTCATTGTGCATAGATGACAGGCCTGGCAATAATAAAGAAGACTTTGTAACCAAGCTTTTGAAATCCTTTTCCTGTAACCAAGGATAATCTTGGATACATCAAAACAAGAAAGCATATTAATACCTTTCCTTTCTATCATAAATAGAGTCTACCTCATTCATCCTACCGTCTTTACCAGCCAAATAAGTATCAAACATTAATTTTCTTAGTTCCATTTCTTTCTTAAGATTACGGACTTTAATAGACTGCATTACAATAAGAAAAAACATAAACCCAAGCGCTGCCCAGCAATATAGAAAAGTATGTAAATTTTCATTCAAAATATCCATAACAAGTGTTATAAAAACGGAAAAACAATATGAAGGAAGGGCAATTTTTGAAAGAAAGCCAAAAAATTTATTCATTTTCACTCTAATACTCCTTTGTATACTTTTTGATCAGATCACTCATCACCTCTTGGTCAACCGTAGAGGTCACATTTGCGTTCACGTGCTTCTCTGGTGCATAATGCCCCTGCATCTTGTTTGCTTCAGCTATAAGAGACGCTAAGCCCTTGGCATCTACCTTACCATTGCCTTTAGCTTCCCCGCTTAAACAAGCTTCTATGCCCTTTACAATCGAGTTCATCTTGTACTCTAGAGTAAGACCAGTCCTTTCTTCTATCGGTAAAAGTATCTTCTCCTTCAAGCTGTTCAATTTTTGAGCAATATTAGGCTTCGTGAGGTTCTCTGCAGCAATTACAATAGCACTTCGTCTCTCATACCCAGCATCAATTGCAGCCTTCTCTCCGTTGCCTCCATTCTCAATATAGAATCGTACAAACTTCTCCTGCCTCATAGTAAGAGGCTTGTTTGCAATATCGGGATTAAATTTTCTCTTTTGCATCTTTTATACCTTTTTTCTTTTTTTCTTTATTTCATTGGCAATTATTTTTTCAAGATTACTTGGATCTCCATTGAGTTCACAATGAATAACTACATCTTCTTCATTTTCTTTTTCTAGATATTTGTCCAAATCTCCTATTACTTGGTATATAAGAACATGGCCGTACACTTTTTTTTCGTTTAATATTTCAATAAAAATAGGTTTGTTTTCCGAATCCAAATTAGATTTTTTCTTTTCCATCTTCTTTACCTTCTTTTTCCAAATAATCTGCAAAATTTCTAAGCGATTTTATAAGTGTTTCTTTATCAAGATTACAAGAAACAACTCTACCTTTCTCCAAATCTTCTTCCAAATCGCACATAAAAATGAAGGAGCACACGGTTCCTTCATTTAATATGTCTATAAGTGCTTGTAGGTTGGCTTTTGACTCAACCTTGTAAACGTTCTTTTTATTGTTTTTGTTCATTCTTCAACCTTTTTGTTAGATTTTCTAAAATTTTCTCCTTCCCTTACAAATGATTTAAATAAATGCTTAAAATCTCTTGTTAAGTTTTGAAAAAATATATATCCAAAATGTGCATAATCTGACAAATTATTATTATCAGCTTTAACAACCCTTAAACAAAAATCATAATATATTTGGTTAATCAATTCATCATTAGATAATTTCTTGTATTGTTTTTTTGGAAGGATCTGCCCTGACACTATTAGCTCAGCGATCATCCATCTAGAATAGCTCACTAATATTTCAGTCATACCTGCTGAAATTTTAGCAACCATTTCTTCATCCATCTTTGGAAAATTCATTTTTTTAAAATTATTAACCTTTTTATACGGAAAAGGATAAAACATATCAATATAGTACCTATAATCCATTTTTAATCCTTATTTACTAATGCAAAACTCCATCACGACCGTCGCCAGCAGATCTAATGAACCCTTTAATTTTCTCAATTGTTTCATCCACTTCAAATTGTTGATTAATCTGGCCAATTGTTTCTTCCTTTAAGTTAAGCAAGATTCTTACAACATCGTAAATTTTTAAATTCTCAGAGCATCCTAAAATATCTCTATTTTCTTTTTCTACATGCAGAAAAATATAAGATTGAATGTCTGAGCTGTTTATAAACTCAACTAAGTTGGATATATCATAATCAGAACTAATAAAGTACTTATATCTTTTATCTTTTTCCATTTGCTCCTCCTTAAACTTCATCTGCTGTATTAAACATACAGCCGTTAGATTTCTTTGAATAATCAGCTAAAGACTTTCTAAACATTCTTCCTTCTCTCCTCACCAACTCCAATGCTTCAGTAGCTCTGAGTTTCATGTTTGTGTCATTTGTTCCAAATGCTCGGAAGTAATATAGTTCATGAAAATATTTTTCTGCCAAGTCATAAAGATTTTCACATTCGTCGCATTTTTTAATTCCTTTATTTTTTAATTGTTGTAAAATTTCAGGGTCGATAACTAATCTTATAAATTTCTTAATAACTTTTTTGCTATGAGCTTCTATTATATCAGAAATTTTATCAATCATTTCATCATCAATTTCTGGAAAATTAAGTATTTCATTTTTTGTTATATCTAATTTGACTTCATCACTTACATTATTTTGATTCATTTTAATCCCTTATTTTTTTTATTTTACTTTTTTATTGAAGAGAACGAATTTATTCCTATTATAATTGGGAATGTCCGTACAAATATTTTTCTCCATTTTTTTATGTCCTGTACGATACTCAACCGGGAAGCAAAAATGAACATCACCGGGTTCCAGTGTTCCCCACGAATTTGGTTTGACATTCGTTGATTGAATGCAAATGTTTTCTTTTTGCATTTTAATTCCTTATTTTTTTAAATAATCTTCCAATGCTTTTCTAAACCTTTTGCCCTCATTTTGAGTTAAATGTATTTCTTCTATTATCGAATCAGAGAAGGTGCGCGTTGGTCTTGGTCCATAATTTTTCAAATGTCTGTTAAGGACTATTTTTGAATAAAAGTCGTCAGCCAAATCAGAAGGACTCTTTCCTTGGTCTTCTCTTTTTAAACAAATTAAATCATCTTCTATTAGTCTTCTAATATAGGATACGCACCATTCTTTAAATTGAATGTGTATAAGATGAGCAATTTTCTCAATCATTTCATTATCCATTTCTGGGAAATTGAGTGGGACATCATATTTATCTTGGTATTTGCACATTTTAATTCCTTTTGAAAATCGTTAAAAAGGTTGTGGGGCTCAACAGTTTAAAGGAGTCTTTTTCTTAAACCGTGCTGGCGTTGAACCCCACTAAGATAATGTTAAGGCATAATGGACTTAATGTAAAGTGCTATTTGAAATATTTATCGTCTAGAAGGCATAAAGTTAAGCGCATTTTGGATGCATTCAGACATTTTGCTTTTTGGCTTAAAAAATGAACAAAAATTCTGCTCATTTTCTACTCTTAACAGATTTTCAATTTCTTCTCTAAATTTAATAATCGCCAAAAGCTTTTTATCGGAAGATTTGTCTTTTGCTTCAAGGAGGCTATCTCTAGCGTTCTCAATGTCTAAAAGGAATCTTTTTCGTTCTGGGATACGCCTATTGGTAAAAGAGTTCTTTACAAAGTCAGTAAAGCTCGTAGAGTGAATAAGGGGCCTGATAGCTCCACAATTGCTTTTGGCGATGTGGACTATGAATGGCTTAAAGATCCTTTTGTAGAGAAGGTCGGCATAATCGCAATACTCTTTGTATTCTTTGTTAGCTCTTACTTCATAGGTATAATCTATTTTAGTAACGTCCACGTTAAATATTTCCTCATTTTTTCTTTTCCGTGGGGAGATAGTATTTAGGCATATTTGTCTTAAATATATGACTTCAACAGAATGATGAACATGCTTTTTAAAAGTCTCTTCCCACTCTATGATCTGCTCATATCCTCCTTGTGTAGGAGCAAACCTATCAAGTTCCATAATGATGAGGTCCATGAATTTGATCTTTTCATCCCACCTTGTATAAAATTCGGACAATTTAAAAAGCTCTATCAGCTCTTTTTTATAAAAATCTTGTCTTTCAACGAATCGCTTAAAGTTTATCACGGTAAGCGTAATAAGGCACGATGAGTAGTCTGAAAGGCTTAACAAGGAAAGCTTTTCAGCAACAGACTCAAATAATAGTGAAGATTTATCAATATTCTTTGGAGAATTCTGTTCAAAGTTTATACAGAAGTTATTCATTTGAATCAAAAATCTTAAAAAAGAGGTTATTTGATTCGAATTAGATAATGTCCTCCACATGTTAAAAAACTCAACATCCATGAAATTCTTTAACTGCTTAGGAATTGAGGTGCTAACAGGCTTGACGATAGACTTTTTGGTCTTCTTTTTCTTTTCTGGGATCATGATTGTAACTCCCTTTTACAATCACGACTTCTTCCTTGCTTTACTCTTCCCAAGGACCCTGTTAGCTTTTGCGTCTATCTTAGACTTTTGCGCTGAAGACAGCTTCCCTTCATTTTTCATTTGAGAAGCCCTAGCTTTTGCGTTCCTAGCATGGGCTTTGTCTTCCATGGGATATTTTCTTTCTTTAGGTAAACCAAACTCAGAAGATGGAATTTTATTCCGAGATTTTGCTTTCAATTTTGCCATTTTCATCCCCTCCTTCTACTGGGCGAACTTTTGGAGGACGCCCCATTCTCTTCTTAGGCTTTTCAGATTCGATAGCTTTTTCCAAAGCTTCAAGTCGGGGGGATACAATCAAATAGCCTAATCCATCACAATTATGGCACTTTTCCCTCATATATCCAACACCTATTACAAATTTTAATCCTCTGCAGACTGTACAAATTTTGTCACATGGTCTCATGATTATTGCCTTATTTGTTGTTATTTGAGAAAAATTTAACCACTGTAGCTATGGCGGACCCATTTTTAACATGGTTAGGACCAAACCTAAGGATTTTCCATCCATCAAGTACAGCAGAGTTATACTTTTCACAATCTTTTTCAAAACCAGATCCTCGAACATGACGCCCATTAGTGTAGACGCCACCCTCTATCTCGACCAACAGCTTATAATCTTTCCACCCAAAATCAGATTTCCATTTACGAGAAGGATTGAACCTAAGCTGTTTCTCAAATGCTGGCACATTTGTCTTATTGTAAACCAATTGCATTTCAAATTGAAATTCTAATGAGCTTTTTAAGATGGCAAACTCCTTCAATCGATTGCGTCTAACTGTTCTAACCATTCCACAAAATCTAGAATAGCTTGCATCTGAAAGGCCTGATAGTTGGGATGAGCTTTTATCCATTGGTCTGCAAGATCCATTATTAATGTTTCTTTCATAAGTCATTTTTTTTAATTGTTGATTTATCAGAAGATTTATACTCTTGCATTCTTTTTTCAAGCTCTTTTTCAATGTCAGTTTTTGGCCTCCATTTCTCGTAATGCTCGGTGCAATAAATGCCTTGTTGACCATTTGCAAGCAGTCCGGCAAATCTGCCTTCTTTTTGACAAGGCCAAATTGAACAATGCTGTACTTTCTTTTTCTTATAATGAGGCTTCAATTTAAATCCACATCTGCATAAAAGTTGATCATCTTTTATCACAGAATCACATACTGAGCAATCCATGCTTAAACTCCTAAGGTATTGGGGGGGATAACTTCAACAGGATGAAGGTTGCTAAGGTAATCATAAAACTTGGATGGTCTAAAAATGGTCTCAACCCGGATGTATTTGCTCATTTTTGGATCATCTTTCCATTCCTGAAATTTCATCATCATGACACATCGAATATCATTCTCGTTTATACCCTCTTTTAAGCGCGATAGGATGGGTTTTATGTTAGACCGCACCGGTAGTATTACCTTTCCCATTTTAACGCTCATAAACGCTAATAGAGCCGCTGATTGGGATTCTAAATCTAGCTTGTGGATGTCTTTCCCGCTTACCTCCTTTTTCTCCATCTTTTCTTTAAAATCTTTAAAAAGAAATTTTAGTGCCGCCAGATTCAGATCGCTGTCTTTGACCTGGGATTCTGTACGTTTCGACGGCTTTACATTATTAATATTAATATTAGTATCTGTATATATAAGTGTGATTTTGGAATTTTCCAACATCGATTTTGGAAAATTCCAAAATCGATAATTATAGGGGTAAACCTCACCTACCGTATCATAAGTATTTGTTTTTTCTTCTTTATTTTCCTCAATATTTTTCACCTCATTTTTGCCATTAAACCCACATAAAAACCTACTTTCGTCAACGAAGGCATACCAATTGCAATGGTTCAGGGCTTGCTTGCTGAATTTTTCAGTCAAAATAATAGACTTCTTGACCAATTTTTGCACAATGTAATAGATTTGGTCTTTTGTCCAAAAAGGAAATAACTTGATCAAAGCCTCTAAGGACGTATAGGTCCACGTTCTATCGTTTTTAAAGTGTTTATTGTGAGCTTTGTTGTGAATGATCCAGAACTGCATGTTCTTTAGAAAAATCGCCTCGTATACCCCTAATTCCTTTGCCAGCTTGATATCAAAACTATATTCCATACTTTCCTCCGTAAAAGTTTATAAAGAACCAATATACTTCAGGCATTATTGCCTATCAATACAGGTATGCTACAATGGGGAATTTCCTACAGTAAGAGGTGAAAATGAACCCAGAAGAATGGCAATCCTATAGGGAATTGTTAATGAAAATCTATGAGGAACTCGGAGGAATTACCAATACAGCCAATTTACTTGGCAGGCATAGGGATTACCTTTACAAATGGGTGTCCTCTTCAAACTATAATGAAAAAACTGGAAAGATGAGGCGAAAAATGACCCTTTTAGAAGCCCAAAAGATAAACGAAAAACTAGAATGGGTTTCCATGAAAATGTTAAGGCCAGATCTTGGGAAATACTTTGAATAAACTTGTTGACACTAAGGCATGGATGCCTTACTATTATCTTAGGATAAACAAAAAAAGGATTTTAACATGTATTATCAATTCAAAATATCGGATGTCATAGAAGAGCTAGTTGAAACCAGAGGGAACATAAATTTCGACGACCTATCCTATAAAGAACAAAAGAACATGGTTCTTTACGCCTTAGAATCCCCTTCATTTGACGATTATGAAACTTATCTTGAAGGCATTAATATACCAGAAATTATAAGAATGCACCTTAACAACGATAAAAAATCCAATTTAAAAGAAGAAATAGAATCTAAACTAATCACTTATTTTGAGCCTATGATCTCAAAAATGATGGAAGATAGATATCAAAAGTCATTTGAAGATCAAGAAATACCTCAAAAGTATTTACATATCCCTTTTTAAACCAAAAACAAGGAAGTAAAAATGAAAAATAGCATTTACAAAGAAGTGAAAATAAGAAACAACTGGATGCAAGATGCATTACAGTTTTCGGAAAACAACCTAGGGGAAATTGAAGACAAAGAAGAAAAGGAAAGTTTAGCGGAAAAGATAGGATGCGCTATTGTGTTTATAGCAATCATGTTCATTGTATTAATAATATCATAAAGGAGAAAACTATGGCATTAAGAGGAAAGACGCCAAGCAAGACAGAGAAGCGATTTAAGGCGTTTCTTTACGGGAAGGCTGGGGTAGGCAAAACATTTGCCTCTATTCAATTTCCGGCGCCCTACTTAATAGACTGTGAGAAAGGTGCAGAAAATGACCAATACGTCGACATGATAAAAAAAGGCAACGGAGCTGTATTCAATACTTCAAACTTTGAAGAAATCTTAAAAGAAGTTAAAGCGTTAGCCACTGAAAAGCACCATTACAAAACATTGATCATAGACCCTATAACGATAGTTTATGATAACTTGCTTATTGAAATGGAAGAAGAAAAGGGGTCTGGCTTTGGAAAACACCTGGGCGCTGCTAACAAAAAGATGAAATACTTGATAAGTTGGCTGCTAAAAGTAGATATGAACGTCATTTTGACCGCTTACTCTAAAAATGAATACTTGCCAAATATGGCAACAATCGGGCAAACGTTTTCTGGGTACAAAGACCTCCCCTATCTTTTTGACCTTTGCCTTGAGGTAAAGGCCATAGGTAAAGAAAGAAAAGCATTGGTTGTCAAGTCTAGAATAGAATCATTTGTTCAATTTGAGGAGATCCCATTTTCCTACAAAGAGATATCAAAAAGATACAACAATGGGACTCTTGACAAAGACACTTTAAACATAGAATTAGCAACTAAAGATCAATTGCTTGAATTAAATAATTATTTTAAAATGTTTAACATATCAGAAGAAAACAAGTCTAAGTGCCTAAAGAAATACGACGTAGACAAATTTGAAGATCTGGACTCAACATTGATCCAAAATATAATAGAAAAATTAAAAGAAAAAATGACTCCACCAACCATAGAAGGACAATAACATGTATTTTCCACCGTTTACTGAAGAAGAAATTAAAAAAGACAAAAGCTTTTCCCCTGGCATATATAGGTTTTCAATAACAGAATCTATAGAGAAAAAGTCAAGCAGTGGAAATGATATGTTTTTGCTCTTTCTTTTAATAGAAGATGAATCTGGGTCTTCTTTAGAAATAAGAGATTATATTGTTTCAACAGTTAGATGGAAGCTTTCGCAATTGGCAAAATCAATTGGAGAAGAAGTTATATCAAAGTTGAAACAAGGGTCATTAACCGCTTATGACCTAAAAGGCAAAAGAGGTACCGTTGAATTAGTAAATGAAGCAACTGAAAAAGGAACTCTTTTAAAAGTCAAGAAATACATACCGATTGAAGACAAATCTACTGATAAAAATGAAGTAGTAGATGACGAAATACCATTTTAAAAAACAATAAGCTATAAATTACCAACGAAGGACAAAAAAGAAAATGGTCGCTGAATTACCGGAAGATGAAAAAGAAAGGCTAAGGTATTACATCCAAAATGGGTTTACTAAGAAATCTTTAAAAGATAAATCACTGGTAATTAGATTAATTGCATTTGTGAATTTAAATATTGGTAAATTACACTTAGATATAGATGATTTTTATTTGGGAGGTTACTACTATGAGGGTATTGATGATGATAAGTTTAAAAAATTTATTGACAAATTTATTTCTAAATTAAATCTTTTAGTATTAGATGAATAAAGAGTAATTTGATGATGGAAGATAAAATGAACAATGAATTGCCAGAAGATGATTGGGACAGGCTTATTTATTACAGAAAAAATGGGTTTCCTGAAGGATTTTCGTGTAAATATTGGACAGTTGAAAAAGGCTTTTACGGGGTCGTAAAATTCACTAAAAAAGCTCTTAAACATAAGCATAGATTAATTAGATTGGAAGCTTATTTGCAATTCGGGTTTACTAAAGAAGCTTTAAACGATAAAGATGAATTGATCGCATCATTAGCTAATGATGCCACAATTCTTTTTTTACAAGACGATGATGAATACCAATCGGGCTTACTTAGATTGCAATCTTGGTTAAAAGAAGGGTTTACAAAACAAGCTTTTAAAGATAAATATTGGAGAATTAGATTAGAGGCTTACAAAAAATTAGGGTTTACTGAAGAAGCTTTTAAAGACCCGTTCGGGGAAATTAGACTACTTGCTTACAAAGCATTAGGATCCACTCCGGAAGCTTTGAAAGATGAAGATAACGAAGTCAGATTTCAAGCTTACAAAGCATTAGGATTTACTGAAGAAGCTTTAGAAGATACATATTGGAAGATTAGAAATGGAGCTCAAGAATACCTTGCAAATAGGAAAGAAAATGGGAAATAAATTGCCAGAAGGAGATAAAATGAACAATGAATTGCCAGAAGATGAAAAACAAAGGATAAGATATTACATAAAAAATGGGTTTGCTAAAGAGGCTTTAAAAGATGCATCATTGATAATTAGATTGATTGCATTCGTGAATTTAAATATTGGTAAATTCAGAATAAATGATTTTTATTATATGGGCGACTGGTTTAATGGTGTTGATGATGATAAGCTTAAAGATTTTATTGGCAAATTTATTTCTTCATTGAATCTTTTGTTATTCGAGGAGTTTGGATTTATAGAAGAAGATGTTAATAATAAATATTCTGAAATTAGATTAGGGGCCAAAAGGAAATTTGGCTTTATTAAAGATGACTTTAAAGATGAAAACTTTTTAATTAGATTAGAAGCTTACAAAAAATTAGGGTTTACACCAGAAGCTTTAAAAGATGAGTATTGGGAAATTAGGCTTAATGCTTACGAAGCATTAGGATTTACTCCGGAAGCTTTTAAAGATAAAGATCAAATGATTAGGTCGCAAGCTTACCAAAATTTAGGTTTCACTACAGAAGCTTTTAAAGATGAAAATTGGGGCATTAGATATGACGCTTACAAAGTATTAGGGTTTACTGAAGAGGCCTTGAAAGATGAATATTGGAAAATTAGATTGGATGCTTTAAATCATTTTAATAATAAAGATTATTGGTTTGACGCAATTAAAGACAGATCGGAAGAAATTAGAATAGAAGCAAAAAAATATTTTATGGGAGCTCTTGCGTGAACAATGAATTGCCTGAAAATGATTTGGAAAGGCTTCTTTATTACAGGAAAAATGGCTTTACTCTTGAAGCTTTTAAAGACCCATATTGGAGAATTAGATTACAAGCTTACGAAGCATTAGGGTTTACTCCGGAAGCTTTGAAAGATGAAGAATTTAAAATACAAGTACAAGCAAAAAATTTCTTTGAAAGAAGGTTATTAAAATTAAAAGAAATCGGCCTTACTATAGATCATCTTAAAGATGAATATTATGGCGTTAGGCTTGAGGCTTACAAAAAATTTGGATTTACTCAAGAAGCTTTTAAGGATGCTCATTGGGAAATTAGATTAAGGGCTTACGAAGCTTTGGGCTTTACTGACGAAGCTTTGAAAGATGAAGAAAGTTGTATTAGGTATATAGCAAATAAATATTTTGAAAATAAAAATAAAAAAATTGTATTGCCAATAAGTGATTGGGATAGGCTTGATTTTTACTCTACAAATGGGTTTACTGAAAAAGCTTTAAAAGATAGATATTGGAAAATTAGATTACAAGCTTACAAAGAATTAGGGTTTACTGAAAAGGCTTTTAAGGATAAATCTTGGTATGTCAGATTAGAAGCTTACAGAGCATTAGGGTTTACGTTGGAAGCTTTAAAAGATAGTAATCGGACAATTAGATTAGAAGCTTACCAAAGCTTAGGGTTTACTGAAGAAGCTTTAAAAGATAGATATTGGAAAATTAGATTACAAGCTTACAAAGAATTAGGGCTTACTAAAGAAGCATTAAAAGATAAAAATTGGAACGTTAGATTAGAAGCTTACGAAGCATTAGGCTTCAATGAAGAAGCTTTAAAAGATAAATGTTGGATAATTAGATTAGAAGCTTACAAAAAATTAGGGTTTACTCCGGAAGCTTTTAAAGATAGAAAATCCGATATTAGATTACAAGCTTACAGAGAATTAGGGTTTACTAAAAAAGCTTTTAAAGATAAAAGTTTCTACGTTAGATATAATGCTTATCAATCATTAGGATTTACTGCGGAAGCTTTTAAAGATAGTTCTAATCTAATTAGATATGAAGCTTACAGAGTATTAGGGTTCACTCCAGAAGCTTTTAAAGAGAAATGTGATCGCTTTAGATTACAAGCTTACGAAGCATTAGGATTCACTGAAGAAGCTTTTAAAGATGAATATTGGGAAATTAGATTAAAAGCTTATAAAGCATTAGGGTTCAAAAAGGAAGCTTTAGAAGATGAAAATCCCGACATTAGACTCTTGGCCTACAAAAAGTTTGGATTTACTCAAAAAGCTTTGAGAGATATAGATTCTGATATTAGATTAAAAGCTTACAAATCATTAGGATTTACTGAAGAAGCTTTGAAAGATAGCGATCCGGACGTTAGATTAGAAGCTTACAAAGTGTTAGGGTTCCCTGAAGAGGTTTTAAAATATCCATATTGGAGAAATAGATATGAAGCTCACAAAAATTCTAAAAAGAATCGTTTACTTAAAATTACAAAAACATTGTGGGAAAAGGCTAAAATATTAAATTAGAAATTTAGCTCAAGAATACTTTGCGAATAGGAAAAATAATGAACAATGAATTACCAGAAGATTATAAAGAAAGGTTAAAATATTACATTCAAAATAAATGGGATGAAATTAGATTGGCTGTTAAAAGGAAGTTTGGGCTTATTAGATGGGGTTTTAAGGATAAGCCTTTTTCTATCAGATTAAAAGCTTACGAATTGTTAGGATTTACTCCAGAAGCCTTCAAAGATAAAGATCCTTACATTAGATTAAAAGCTTACAGAGTATTAGGGTTTACTCCTGAAGCTTTAAAAGATGAGGACAGTTGGATTAGATTAGAAGCTTACCGAAAGTTAGGGTTTACTCTAGAAGCTTTAAAAGATAAATATTGGAAGATTAGATTAGAAACTTACGAAGAATTAGGGTTCCCTTCAGAAGCTTTAAAAGATGAAGACAAGTTGATTAGATTAAGAGCTTACAAAGCATTAGGGTTCACACCGGAAGCTTTTAAAGATAAAGATGCCAAAATCAGATTGGAAGCTTACAAAGCATTAGGGTTTACTCCAGAAGCTTTTAAAGATAGAAAATCCGATATTAGATTAGAAGCTTACAGAGAATTAGGGTTTACTGCGGAAGCTTTGAAAGATGGTTATAATCTAATTAGATATGAAGCTTACAGAGTATTAGGGTTCACTCCGGATTCTTTTAAAGATAGGTGTACTCTAATTAGATATGAAGCTTACGAAGCATTAGGATTCACTGAAGAAGCTTTTAAAGATGAATATTGGGAAATTAGATTAAAAGCTTATAAAGCATTAGGGTTCAAAAAGGAAGCTTT